TACTAGTTCTTCACCAGCTGCCCAAGATGCCTGAATATCAACTGTTCCCGTGATTGGGAATTGCATTGAACGCCCACTTGCTATTGTTTTACTTGTTACCAAGTTTTCAAACATATTGTATTCATCATAAGCATGAATAACTTCTCCCGACCAAATCGGGAGCCATAATTTACCAGCACCTGAACCACCGCTTTGACTAGTACCTGACGTTACCGCCGATGTACTATCACGATAGGTTAAACTTGTGGCTGGTAGGTCCCCATAGGGACTTCCTACTGAAGTCATAATATTTCTCCTTTGAAAAATTAAAAACTATGTTAATATATTAGCAGAAAAACATATAACATAGACATCAATTGTTCCCGAGGAGTATCTATCTATGGTATCCAGAATTCCAAGTACCTTTATTCCGTGTTTGCGGTTAAGTTACTATGAGGAAAACCTTCAAATTATAACTAAAGTCTGCTTTCTTTAGTTACGTAATTTATTAAAATCAGTACGTTGCATGCGCTCTTCAACAGCAGCACGGAACGTTCTATCTGTCTTGAATCTAGGATTATTTCTATCAGCGTAGAATTCACGCTTTGTTTGATAGGCTACGTAGCCTGTCTGTGCTACAGAACTAGGCTCTCGCCCTTGTAAAGGACCAGGCTCACGACCTTTCGCAGCCGATCCTATACTCGTAGTATACATATCATTTAGTCCCCTAAGGGTAATCTCAGAAGTTGGACCAGAGAGTCCAAAGTTAATTTGTACTTGTTCTTCGTAGCTTAGGTTATCTGCTGCCCATTTGAATAGGTTATCTAGCTGCTTCCTACCTCCTACAATAGAAGCTGACTCAGTATATGCTTCTCGCATCTTAGCTTTCTGAGCATCTAAGAAATCATCAATCATATTCTCAGTGAATCCACTCTTCTCTCTAATTTCTACTCTAGTTTCCTCACTAAGATCACCATTAACTGCTACTTCCATACCCCATGTATTCCAATCATCTTCTGTAATACCAGAGGGGGGTAAATCAGTTGCTTCTTCCATTTCCCGTTCCGCAGGAGAAGGAATTCTTAGCTCCTCTTGTCCTGTAGATGTGTCCTCTACGGGGGGTTGCTCGGTAGGATTAGGATTGTAGTTAGGATTTTGTATATTATTTTCACTGTATTCTTTTTTAAGATCTGCTATTTCCTGCTGACCTTGCGTATATTGCTTTTGAGCTTCCTTTAAAGAATCATACCATGCACCTGCATCCTTAAAGTTTTCAGGAATCTTATCTCCTGAGTTCTGTACATAGGTTTCAAAAGCTTGACGCTCTTGTAATGCTTGCATATCCTCACTATTAGATAAAGGATCTTGTGCTATCTGTTGCATTTGCTCTACTGTTGCATCCGGAGTAGCTGTTGCGCCATCTGTAGTTGAGTTTTCTGCTGAGTATATTTGTTCTTCTTGGTAACTTGGTTGTTCTGCCATTTGTTTATCTCCTTACGATAATTCTGTTCCCCAGAGTCAAAGGATTTGAGTTAGGAGACCTACGCCCCCTGAAATTACTACTGCAATACCTGCAGCCCACATAGCTGCTTTAGTTTGTAATACTACAATATTTTTTTCTATCTTAGCTAATCTTTTATCCATTATATCTAATCTACTATTAGTTCTTTCGAGTTCATTTATTACTAGGCGTTTGTATTCTGTCCACCCATTACTATTTTCATTGTGTGTTTCCCAAGCGTCTGGTGGTGGCATCTTATCTACTCTCTTAGCCCTATTACATCTTCCGCAGAATGATCTACTGTAGATCCTGTTTGGATCCCTGTAGATTCTATTTCGTATAGTTTTCCTACGGACAATTGCTTGAATGTTCCCGCAGTACCATCTCTATCTAGGTTTATTATATTAGCTTGCGGAGCATTTATATATTTATCTTGTAATATTTGAACAATACTAGCTCTATTAGCATCACTTAGTTCTGATTCCCATAGGATAAATTCTGTCATATGCCCCAATAGACTTTGGTTATACGCAGTTCCTGTATATCTTCCACCTATGATTAAGTTATCATCATCATCAGAATCTAAATCAGCACTATTAGATACACTAGAACCATCTGTACTGCCATTCAAATATATCTGTACATTATTACCAGAATCTCTAGCAACACCTACTATATACCATGTATCATATGCAGGAGTTGTAGCACTAACAGGGTCAGTTCCAGCTATTGAGAAAACAATTTTTCCGGGATTAGAACCAGCTGCATCAGATGCTCTGTACCAAGCCCAGTTATTTGCAGACTTATCTCTTGCTGCTATATGTTGATACACATTACCGTTATCTACAAACTTAACTACAGCCATCATTTCGAATTCACCTGTTCCTATGTTAAATGTAGTACTATCATTAACGGTTATATAATCTGTATTAGTATCAAAATTGTAATAACTATACCCATTAGGACCTCCAGAAGCTTGATATGAAGTTCCGGTAGTAGCACCATGATCACCTGTGGCTCCTCTATCATCCCAACGAGAAGAAGACATACCAGAATATGTACCAATACCTTGATCGTTACTTGAATACCATATCGAGGGAGTTGCAACTGATCCCGCTGTTGTTGTTTCTGTATAGTTACCTGATCCTATATACAAAGCATCGAATGGTGGTGAATACACAGTACCTTTAGCTAAAGCTGTAGCCTTTGTATACTTAGGCATATTGAGAACCAGTATCAAGACGTATAATGTCTGTAGCAGAAGTACCTGTAGACCAGATTACTTTTGCAGATAGTTCGTACATAGTACCTGATATTGTATTCTTAAAAATAACACCTGCAGTATCTCCTGATAGAGTTAGTTTTAGATCTCCGCCAACACCAACATATATAGCATCTAAAGATGTCCCAAAACGTGTATCTAATTTCTGATCATCCTCATCATTCAAATCTGTTGTTGCCGCGCTAGTCATTTTTGCCATAATAATAGTCCTTAAATTAAATATGAATAGCCCATTTGAAACCTTATAGCGGTACCAAGGGCATTCCCTGCGGAGTTTATACCAATACGGTAATAGGGTGAGCGAAACAAGGATAGATCTACTAAGTATACTTTGTAACCAGTAGCATCTGGATCAATATCAGTAGTCACTGAGATATAATCTTGTCCTGTATTTTCATGGGCAGACCAGTTAGTACCGTCTGGTGACAGTTCTAAAAACATATCACATACTACATCGGCACCTGCTTCATCTATATTTATAAATACTAATACTTTACTACCACTTAGTTTTGTTGTCGATGGAATAGCTGATGTTACATAGGCTACACTATCTGATGCCAATGTTCCATTAAGTCCTTGTGTTACAGAGACATAAGAACCATCGCCTACAGTTACAGGAGTCCATCCAGTAGTTATTGTTATTTTTGTTGTCATGGATTATTTCCCCTATTACGGCAATCGAAAGAATGTATCATTAGTATGCCTTCTTTACTTTCTTACCCGTTTTCTTAGCCATCTTTTTAGCGGCTGATTTTCCCTTTTTAGTATAAGGGAATTTTTTCTTTCCTACTTTAGGCATTGTAAAGCCTCCTTTCTAACTAGGACTATTTCCTTGTGTTGTCCAAAATTCTTTTTCTGTGGGTTCTATATACGATACAGGATAAGAATAACCTATATTAAACTCTAAAGCTCCTAAGTCTTTTGCCTGTGAATTCAGACCAAAGCGAGCATATGGTGCTTTAATATACGATAGGTCTGCTTTATAAACAAGATAACCCGTTGTTTCTGTATCTATATCATCTGCTATTTCTACACCCGTAGTTGCCTTTTCTAAATGTGAATATTTTGTCCAATTAGTACCATCTGGTGAGAATTCTACAAACATATCTACACTAGTACCCAGAGCAAAACTAGTAGCATTGACTGAAGTAGTAGCATCAAAATTTGTACTTGTAGTAATAGTAGTATTACCCGAAGTTCCATATGTATCTTGTCTTAGTGTTACAACAGCTCCAATTCTTGATGCTGTTATAAGAATAGGATTAGCATTTACTGCCACAAGAAAGTTTTCGGCTGCAGTATCTGCACTTGTTACTAGAAGAAACTCATTCGTTAATGCAACAGTTGTAGCATTACGTCCAGTAAATGTTGCAGAGGTGCCAGCAGCATCTATTAAAGTTATAGTACCTCCGTCTACAGAATTATAACCACTAATAAAGTTTGTTTTTGTCATACCAGCAGTTCCACTGTCTGTTAGAGTAACGACGGTTGCTCCAGCAGCACCTATTGTTGCTTGGGTTATAGTTGCAACTGCCCCATCTACCGT